CATATATTGGGTTACATAATATCACCATTGGTATTCTACAAGAACATGAGGACAAGTATCAAGCCTCTGAATATATCCGTAATGAAGTTGGTGATATTAATATAGTTATCTTAAAAGAAAGAACCAGTGGCCCAGCAGATACAGTATATCAAATAATTCAACAAGCTGGTATTTCTGATGATTTCGATATCTTAATTAAAGATTGTGATAATTTCTTTGACCATAACTATTCAGAAGGCAACTACATTTGTGTTTCCAATATTGCAGAACATGAGATACTAAAGAAGTTATCTTCAAAAAGTTTTGTCATATCTAATAACCAAGGCATCATTACAAATATTATTGAAAAGAATGTGGTATCTGATACATTCTGTGTTGGTGGTTATAAATTTGAATCTGCAAAACTATTTAAAGATACATTCCAAAAATTATCAAAAAATATACCAGAAGTATTTGTTTCTCATGTCATACAAGATTGCCTAATGAATGGTATAATTTTTACTGAAAAAAAAGTTACAGACTATATTGATGTTGGTACTGCACAAGACTGGTTTGAATATAATGATAAACCAGTAATTTTCTGTGATATTGATGGAACAATTATCAAGGCACAAACAAAATATGGTAAAGATTCTTATGCAAATGGTTATACTCCATTGACAGAAAATGTTAATAGTATTTTGGCGATGATAAGTAAGGGCTCACAAGTAATCTTCACAACAGCAAGAAAGCAAGATGCGTATGAAGAAACAATTAAAATGTTAAATGAATTAGGCTTTAAAGATTGTAGTTTATTGATGGGTTTAAATAGTAGTCGTAGAATTCTTATAAATGATTATAATGATGCTAATCCATACCCAAGAGCATTTGCAATTAATATTAAACGAGATAGTGATAATTTAAAAGACTTTATATGATAAACATGGATAGAGACCTATTCATTATAACATCTGCCATACGAGCAACAATTGGTGTTATTGATGATGAAACAAGATTAAAACAAACACTAGAAGGACTGCAATCTTTACGAAAGGCTGCACCTGATGCACTCATTTTATGGGCAGATGCTTCGTCCAAAATGGTTGATGAAGCAACAATGGCACAAGTAGCACAATATTGTGATAGAAGTATCAGTTTCTTTGGTGATGAAGATTTGATGTCGCTTGCAAATGCGGGCCTTAAATCACAAGCAGAAATTACTCTGTTATTTAAGACACTAAGTATTATTAAACAACATCCTGATTTGCAGAAGATGATGGCTGGTGTTCGTAGAGTGTTTAAGTTATCTGGTAGAACCAATATGTTAGAAGGTTTTGACCCTAAGGCATATGATAATCTATATGGTAAGTATGTTTTTAAGAAAGCTATTCCATCTTGGTTGCCACCATACAAACAAGTAGAATCTGATTGTAGTCATCTATACATAACTAGGATGTATTCATTCTGTGTATCATTAATTGATAACTATTTGCATATTCTACCAGAAATCTACCGAACAGTTAATGAGTTTGGTGTAGATACAGAACACGCACATTATGGTAACACAGACAAGAATTTAACTGTTGAATTTGAAAATTTATATTGTGAAGGTGTTTTGGCAGGAAATGGCCAAAAGGAAAGTTATTAATGTTTATCGTACCATGTAAATACAATTCATCATGTTTAATTGAAAAATCTATTGAATCTATTAGAAAATTATATCCAACAACAAAGATATTGGTTGTGGATTCTGATTCTGAAGATAAGACTTACCGTAATCAACTTGCTGCCTATGATATCATTTTTGCTGACATTAAAAATCCAAATTATGAATCAGGTGCCCTTTGGTATGCGGTAGATAAGTATAAAGAAGATTGGTATGTTTTATTGCAAGATTCCGTTATATTAAACAAATCTATTGATGAACAAATTAACTCAGAAGAATTATTTTATTGTTTTATTAATTTCTTTGAGGACTCTATGAGTAATCATATGAGAACTGACCCATCTGCATTTATTTCCAAAATCAATGAAATGTTAGGAGAATTTAAGCATCTTCCTTTAGATAGTAATACATTTTATTCTGGAGTATTTGGACCTAATTTCATCATTAAAAGAAAAATGGTTGATATGATGTTGGATAAAAAATGTAACATCACATTAAGACCAGAAAATAAGTATGAACACCAAATACAAGAAAGAGTATATGGCTTAATCGCAAAGCAATGTGGTGTTAATGTTATAAAAAATACATTGATTGGAAATTTACATGAGTTGATGAATGGTTCAGGATTTAATCATCAAAAAGAAACTTTAGAAACGGATTTGATTACCAAAACTTGGTTAAACAAACATAGACAATGAACAAACTAGTAATTTTTGACCTTGACGGAGTTTTAATTGACTCCCGTGAATTACATTATGAAGCATTGAATCAGGCTTTAGCTAAAGTAGATTCAAAATATATTATTTCTCGTGAAGAACACCTATCAATTTTTGATGGGTTGAACACTACAAAAAAATTAAACCTGTTATCTCAACTTAAAGGTTTACCATCAAAACACTATGATGATATTTGGAAAGACAAACAGAAATCAACACTTGATTTGATTGCCAATGCACCAAAAAATAATTCAATTGAGATTATTGTTGGTGAATTAAAAAAACGAGGTTGGAAAATAGCAGTAGCATCCAATAGTATTCGTGAAACAGTCCGTGTGGCTTTAGATGCTTTGAAGATTCTAGGTGAAGTGGACTATTATGTTAGTAATGAAGATGTATTTAATCCAAAACCATTTCCTGAAATGTATTGGAAATGTATGTCAACTTTAAAATGTTTACCAAAGAACACAATCATTGTTGAAGATAGTCATATTGGCCGAGAGGGTGCATTAAATTCTGGTGGTCAATTGTATCCAGTTAAAGATGCATATGAGTTAGACACTATCAAATTTATTGGTATGATTGATGAGTTTGATAAACAAGACATGAGTAATAGTGTCCCGTGGAGAAATAAAAAAATGAATGTTCTAATTCCAATGGCAGGTGCTGGCAGTAGATTCGCAGCTGCAGGTTACACTTTCCCTAAACCATTAATTGAAGTTAATGGTAAACCAATGATTCAAGTGGTAGTTGAGAATTTAAACATTGATGCTCATTATATTTTTATGGTGCAAAAAGAACACTATGAAAAATATAACTTGAAACAACTATTGAATCTAATTAAACCGGGATGTGATATTATTCAAGTAGAGGGATTAACAGAAGGTGCAGCTTGTACCACATTACTAGCAAAAGAATTTATTAATAATGGTGACCCACTATTAATGGCAAACTCAGACCAATTCGTAGAATGGAATTCTAATGAATGCCTGTATGCCTTTACTGCCGATTCAATTGATGCTGGTATAGTTACCTTTAATGCAACTCACCCCAAGTGGTCTTTTGCCAAGCTTGGTGAGGATGGGTTTGTATCTGAAGTAGCAGAGAAGAACCCTATATCAGATTTGGCGACTGTTGGAATCTATTATTGGTCTCATGGAGAAGATTATGTGAAGTATGCAGAGCGGATGATAGAAAAGAATATTCGCACCAATAATGAATTCTATGTGTGTCCTGTGTTCAATGAAGCCATTGCCGATGGCAAGAAAGTTAGGGCAAAAAACATCAGTAAAATGTGGGGAATAGGCACACCTGAAGATTTAAATTACTTCTTAGAAAATTACAAATGATAGCTGAAACCTTATCAAAACAAGTTTACGAACACATCATAGCTCTTAGAGGTGGACCGGTAGAATATGAATATAGCAATGGTGCTAATTTAAAACTAAGAAATCATGCATACCCTTGGAGTATCATTGCAGCTGAATTTGATGCTTTATACAATATTATAACTATGAATAATTTAAAACGTGGTTATGAAGCTTGCACAGGAGTAGGAATTAGTGGACTAGCGGCTGCAATGGCAATGAAAAAGACTGGTGGTAAAGTAGTTAGTTTAGATTGTTATGTTGAAGAACATAATAATTATTGGGAATACAATGATGAAAAATTCAATTCAGAAAAAACAAAAGTAACAGATTCCGATGGTTATAAAAGTGTTTTTTATCTGAGAGAAATATTTGGAGTTCAGGATCAATTTATTCCAGAGATTGGTTGGACACCAGATGATGTGCCTTCTACATTAGAAAAACATTATACTGAATCATTAGATTATGTTTTTATTGATGGTGGACATTTACCTGAACAAGTCATAGCAGATATTAAAGCTGTCTTACCATATACAAGTAGAGAAACGATATGGGCATTTCATGATTGTTTCCCTCAAGTTTGGACAGATGATGTTGCTAAGTTTTGTAAAAATAATCTTGATGGAGAATTAAAAATTATTTGTCCTGCATCTAAAGGTGCATCTAATTTAGGCATACTTGTTAATCATGATTTTGATTATATGGAAATGATTTAATGATATTGATATCACACCGAGGCAATATTAATGGTCGTGTACCAAACTTGGAAAATAGTCCTGATTTTATAGATGCAGCCATAGAGAAAAAATATGATGTTGAGATTGATTTAAGAACCCACAATGGTAAACTATTTCTTGGCCATGATGAACCACAATATGAAATTGATATTGAGTGGTTAAAATCTCGTAGCAGTTATCTTTGGATTCATGGTAAAGACAGAGAATCTTTTGAGACCTGCCTTGAAAATAATTTACACACCTTTTGGCATGATACCGATGATTATACTATCACAAGTCAAAATTATGTTTGGGCCTATCCAGGAAAACCACCAGCTGGCAGGTCTTGTATTTTGGTCATGCCTGAGAGGGTGTGGAATGTTGAAGAAATACGAAAAATGACCTGTTCTGGATTCTGTTCCGATGTGATAGAACAATTAAATACATAAATAGTCTGTAAGTTTAATATTATAACGCTGTAGAGGCGGAGAATGAAATTTAGAGATTTTTTACAAGAAGCACCAGAGAAGCACGCCGTCCTTGCCTTTGGCAGGATGAATCCGCCTACAACCGGCCACGCCAAGTTGGTGGATAAGGTTAAAGCTGTTGCTAAGTCTGTTGGTGGTTCACACCATGTTGTTCTCTCTCACTCACAGGATCCTAAAAAGAATCCTCTCTCCGCAAAAGATAAACTCAAACACGCAAAACGGTTCTTTCCTGACACCAATCTGTCAACTTCAAATAAAGAATCTCCTACTTTTCTTGACCAAGCGGCTAAACTCCACAAATCTGGTGTAACACATTTGCACATGGTGGCAGGTTCTGACCGCACCGAAGAATACAAAAAGAAACTGGCACAATACAATGGATCAGCCAAAGGCGCACTATTCAATTTTAAAAAGATTACTGTTCATTCTTCTGGTGAAAGAGATCCTGATGCTGAAGGCACAGAGGGAATGTCAGCATCAAAAATGAGAAGTCATGCTTCAACAGGCAACTTCAAAGAATTTAAGAAAGGCATTCCATCTCATGTTGAACCAAGCCATGCAAAAGAATTGTATAGTGATGTTCGTAAACACATGGGCATTAAAGAATCTGTTGATGAAGCATTTGAAGAATTATTGAATGAAGGTGTGCATGACAAAGGCATCTTTAAGGCAGTATTTCTAGCAGGTGGTCCTGGTTCTGGTAAAGATTATGTTTTAGATAACACACTTGCTGGTAATGGCATGGTTGAGATTAACTCTGATAAGGCTTTAGAGTTCTTGATGGATAAAAAAAAT